CAGGCATTACGAATTACACAAACTACTCTTTCACAACCTGATGCAGGAATTAGAATTCAATCAACTGTTACTAACAGTTCAGTATACAATGATATGGCAACTCCTGTAACAAGTTTTGGTTTTGGGGTAAATCCACCATCTGGTAATCCTATATTTGATAGTTCAATATACTTTAATACTTTTCAGAATAAAGTAATGAAATTTTCATGTGGTTTTGGTGTTGGTAATGAGAAATTAATTCTGTTCCCAAATGGTCAAGTTGTTGTAGGTAATACTGTTCCAACTGATACTAATTCTGCAAATCTTGTTGTAACTACTAAAAGTATTGAACTTGAAGATATAGCTGCAGGTATTTACATGCGTTCTCCTAATAATTCAAGATGGTTTGTGCAAGTTGATAATGCAGGAGTTCTTACTGTTGTACCAGCGTAATAAAATCTTAATAATAAATAACCATGGATATTTTAAATTTTATCTCCTGGATTAAAGCGGGAAATTACAGGGAAAAACTCCCTACAGATGTAACTAACTTATTACCTATTGGAGCTAAAGATCCAAATAGAGACGATGCTTGGTTACCACTTGCTGTAAATGCTGAACCTTTACAAGCATTGTATAATAAAGGTTCTGTTACTCAAACTACTAATGCTAGTACTCAGGTTACATTAAATACACCGTCTGGTATTATAACAACTGTATCACTTACAACTGCAGCAGGAGCTTCTGAAACATTTCAATTTTATAATGATAAACTCTTAACAACTTCTGTATTGTTAGTTTCATTAGAATATAAAGGATCAGCCGGTAGACCTATAGTTAGAACTGATATTAGTAATGGTGTTACTAAAATTATTATTAGTAATACAGCTGTTTTAGGTTCATTAAATGGTGTTGCAAAAGTTCACTTTATGATCATTAACTCATAATAATTACATAAATAGAAACTATGTCAATAGGAAATTTAAAAGACTACGGAAACAAAGGAAATAATTTTCCTTGGCAATTAAAAGTACTTGAAGGCTTACAAAAAATTTATGATTTTTTAGTGGGGAGTAGTGCAGTACAATCAAGAACACCTGTAATTGTTTCTGATACTGGTACTGGAGGTATTTCAGTAACATATGGTTTTTCAATAGCCAATGTTGGTGCTGCTGCTGGAGTAGTTGATGGTGTTAGTTTACCTGCAGGAGTAACTATAAATTTTGCTCCGGATAAAAATAACTATCTAAATGGTATCAGTTATGATGCAACAGGTACTACATTTTTAATTACTTGGATTCAATAAATTATGGGTACTATAGTTTCCATAGGAAGTTCAGGTTCTAATGACATTCTTGCACAATACCCAATGCTTACAGATGCATTTGGTAGAGTTAGAACTGCACAACCATTAACATTATTTGATTCATCTCATAGATATAGAGATAATGGTTTATGGAATACTTCTACAACAAGTGGAGGTACCGCAGTGTTTAGTCCAAATGAAGGACTAGTAAATCTAAATGTAACTAGTACAGCTGGATCTGAAGTAATAAGAGAAACGGCAAAAGTGTTTTCTTATCAACCAGGTAAGTCTTTGTTGGTTATGAATACATTTGTAATGGCTCCAGCTCAAACTAACTTGAGACAAAGGGTGGGTTATTTTGGAACAGAAAATGGTATATATATTCAATTAAGAGACAATACTTTAAGCTTTGTAGAAAGAAGTTTGGTTACAGGTGTAGTAACTGAAACTGTTGTAAATCAAGCTTCTTGGAATGCTGACACAATGGATGGTAATGGACCATCAGGGATAACTTTGGATATCACTAAAGCTCAGATTCTATTTATGGATATTGAGTGGTTAGGTGAAGGCACAGTAAGAATAGGATTTATAATAGATGGAAACTTTATAGTTTGCCATAGATTTAATCATGCAAATTATATTGTATCAACATATATAACTACAGCTTCATTACCATTAAGATACGAGATACTTAATGGATCAACAGCAACTGCAACTACATTAAAGCAAGTTTGTTCTTCTGTAATATCAGAGGGAGGATATGAGTTAAGAGGAGCTCAACAAGCTGTTGGTACACCTATTACTACTCCAAAAACTTTTGCTGTAGCAGGAACTTATTATCCAATGGTAGCTATTAGATTAAAGTCTACTAGATTAGATGCTATAATTATAACTACAGCGGTATCTTTATTAGGATTAGGTAATGGTAAAAATTATGCATGGAGAATTGTACAATCTGCTATAACAACAGGAGGGTCTTGGGTTTCAGCAGGAGTAGATTCATCTGTAGAATATAACCTTACAGGAGCATCTGTTACGGGTGGTAGAGTATTAGCACAAGGATATGTAAATTCATCCAATCAAGGTTCTCCAAGTATCAATATATTAAAAGAAGCAATATTTGCTAGTCAATTAGAAAGAAATACTTTTACAGGAACTGCTTTTGAATTGGTTATTGAAATGGCTATTGATGCTACAGGAGGAACTTTAGGAGCATATGTTTCATTAGACTGGGAAGAAGTAAGTAGATAAGTTATAAAATAAAATATACTAATTCAAATGAGTACATTGATTCAAATATCTAAACCACAAAATCCAATTGTTTTAACAGCAAGTGGATCTACTATTAGGGGTACACAAATTGTTATTGAAAATATTTAAATAGTATGAAAAACTTAATTATACTTTCTTTATTACTAGCATTTATCACTTCTTGTTCATTAGAAAGAAGACTTGAGAAATACTGCCCACTATGTACACAAAAAGATAGTACAGTATTTATAACTCAAATTAGAGATACTACAATTAATATTCCTGGAGAAACTGTATATATAGAAGACACATTATTCTGTGATTCACTAGGTAATGTATATGCTTCTAGACTTGCTGAAAAAGATGGAACTATCATTAAGTTACAATCAAGAGTAAGAGATAACAAATATAAAGTAATTGCCCGAGTAGATACTATCTACAGAACTGTAAGAGGCAATACTATTTACAAAACCAAACTTGTAACAAAAACTCAAAAGCCACAAAAGATAAAATACATCCCCGGTTGGGTTAATTTCCTAGCATGGTTGGGTGGTATATGGTTAATAATCATTATATTATATATTATATACCGTCTGATTAAAGCTCAAATACCTACAATATGAAAACAAAAATAACTTTGGGAATCTTGGCAATCTCATCTTTCTTTGCACCTATTGAAATTATGGCTATAGTTTTAATGTTTATAATCTTTGTAGATACTGTAGTTAAATTAATTTCACTTAGAAAAATTGCTAAAGAGTCTAAAAGAAAATACAGAGATGTATTTAAATCTAGAATCCTTAGACAAGGTTATATATACAAATCTCTAGGATATTATATTACAGCCGGTGTAGTATTTCCATTAGACTATTATGCATTAACTCCATTTATTAATGGATTACTAAAGTTTTTAAACTTTGATTTTGTTATAATAGTACCGGCAATATTTACAAATATTCTACTTGGTATATTCTCAATTATAGAACTAGCTTCAATTAATGAAAACTGGTTTGACATTACAGGAAACAATGTACTTAGAAAAACTTGTGACACTGTAAAGAAACTAAGAAAAGGTTTAAAAGACGTATCTGATACTTACAAAGACATCAAGAACTAATGAAACTAGATATTAATAAGATTGTTCAAGCAAGGTTAGACTCAGATCAGTTTTTTGCTGAAGAATCTAAGAAGACACAAATCTATCTGCATCATACAGCAGGTGGGGGTAATGCAGTAGCTGTATCACGGTACTGGAACAGTAATGATACAAGAATAGCAACTGCATTTGTTATTGGAGAGAATGGAGATATTGTACAATGTTTTTCATCTAAACACTGGGCATGGCACTTGGGAATAGATTCAGAAGATTTTACTAAGAATGGTGCAAAGTATCAGAACCTTAATAAACTTTCTGTAGGTATAGAAGTATGTAACTGGGGTCCATTAAAACTCCGCAATGGTAAATACTATAACTATATAAATGGTGTAGTTAAACCTGAGAATGTTACAACACTAGAGACACCATTTAAAGGTACCAAATATTGGTACAAATATTCAGATGCACAGATAGAATCTTTAAGACAACTAGTAGAGTATTTATGTGAGACCTATGATATTCCTAAAACTTATAGATCAGAAATCTGGGCAATTGATAAAGAAGCATTTAAAGGAGTACCTGGAATCTATACACATAACTCTGTAAGAAAAGATAAGAGTGATATGTATCCAGATCCTAAAGTAATAGAAATGTTAAAAAACCTATAATATGAAATTTAGAAACTCTTGGAAATCATCTGCTAAGCAATGGGATAAGATAATGATTAGACTTAGACTATCATCATTAGACTTCTTCACATTTGAAATGGATATCTCAAGAAACTTTTATTTACTAACTATATTGAATCTTACAATAAAAAATCGTTAATCATGAAAAAGATAACCAAAAAATTGCCTAAAGCACAAGCAGGCAGAATTACAAAAACAGTTAAAAATGTTATGCAAGACGTTTCAAAACTAAAAAAAGAAATTCCTAAAATGGATCCAAGAAATGGAAAGCCTTTAAGTGAGTATCAAATTGCTAGATTGGAATCTGGTAAAAAATTAGACTTCCTTAATGTGGATGGGCAAAATGCAAAAAAGGCATTAAATGACGCTATTAAAAAAAGAACTACAACACCTAAAAAATTATCATATGAAGATCTTGTAAGAAAGTCATATGAAAAAAATGGAGGTGCCATTAAAAGTAAAATGAAAAAAGGTGGCATGATAAAAATGAAGAAAAAATAAATTACTCTTCTCTAAGTAATGTAATCCAGGTATATACTATACCTGGATTTTTTATTTAAACTTGTTTTATTTAAACTTATTTTATATATATTTGTGTAAACTAATATAAATTAATGTCTTATGGAAACAAAAAATCAACAACCAGAAATGGAAATGACCCCAGAACAATTAGCAGAGCAAAAAGAAAAAATGCTTGAGTTTTATAGAGAGTCAATGCCATACCTTAGAGCTCAATTAGATTATGAAAAATTGTTATTAGAAATTGATGAAACAAGATTTAAAAGATCAAATATTCAATATCAGTATGCAATGATGATGAATCCTTCACAAGAAGAGGATGATGATGAAGATATGGGTTCAGATCATGATATTGATAATAATCCTAATATACCAGAACAGGGTAAAAGAAAACTTAAAAGAGGTTAATCATGGCATTAGTAAACCAAGTACAGAAGCGTGTAAAAATGCCTAAGTGGGAGGTTGTAAAATTTCAGATACTAGCTCATTGTTATATTAATCGTATAACAATGAGTGAATCTGATCTTAATTGCTTGACTCTTTTAAGTTTTAATCAACCTATTGAACTTACTAATTTTTGCTATGACGCATCTTCAGAAGAAGATCCAATATTTAAATCAGCACAAACTGTAAGGAACTGTATTAATAAAGCTGAGAAAACTGGATTAGTTATAAAAGATGCTGATAATAAAAAGCAAATTTTAATTAATCCAAATTTAAAAATACAAACAGAAGGTATGATACTTTTAGATTACAAGTTTTTAAGCAATGAATCCTAAAAAGGCTAATAAATTTTATAAAGAATTTGCTGAAGAAAATTCACATGAAGAGAATTTAGTTGAAAGTATAATTGAATTTTATTATAAAAACGTAAGAAATTTACTTACAGATTTATCTTATCCAAGAATAAACATAGATGGTTTAGGTCATATAACTGCAAAACCAATGATTGTAAAAAAAGGAATAGATAAATTACGTAAAGTTTTAGATGGTCATGATACTTCAACATTTAAGGCTTACCATAATAAAAAAGCAATGGAAATTAAATTAGATAATCTAATAAAACTTCAAGAAAAAATTCTAAAGGAAAAAGATAAAAAAACTAATTTTTTTAAAACCAAAAATAATGAAGAACGTACTTAATCTTATTTGGCA